AAATTTTCTGCGGTTTGAGCCATCTCTTTAAGTAGCGGTTTATTACCACCTACGCTTAAGCTACGGCTGCCTTCTGATACAAATACTGGATTACTTTCACCCATCCAATAGCCTTGTCGTTGGGTTACATCTTGCAAGCTAGGTGATGCAGCAGCACGATAGCGTTCAAGGGCCAGCGTTTCTGCGGCTGGATTTCCTGAAATATTAGCTAATGTGCGGGGCAGTCCTTCAGCAGTTACAGTAGCTTCTGTAAATGTTTGTGGTCTAGATAATGGGCTTACGGCTCTAGCTAACATCTGTGGATTTCTAGCTACACCAATTCCAAGGGGCACAGCCATAGCAGCAATGTTTACTGGTTCACCAGCTTGGCGGCCTTCAAGATATGCAGCTTGATTGGGGTCAAGTACCGACATGTTAGGTTGTTGTGGAAAACCTGTAGCAGATGACAAAAAGCCTTCGGCATACCCGCCTTGTGGCTGTGGCTTGTATTAACGACTTATTGCTACGAGCCATTAACGAAGGTAAAGATAACGCTAGGTACGCTTATATAGCCCCGTATTACGCACAAGCTAAGTCTATTGCTTGGGATTACTTAATGCGGTATTCCGAGCCTGTACGGGTCAACCATAACATCTCAGAACTATGGGTAGAGCTTATGAATGGCTCACGCATAAGGCTATTTGGTGGCGATTCGCCTGACAGCTTGCGTGGAAACTACCTCGATGGCGTAATTATTGACGAAATGGCTGACACAAAGCCTAGTTTATGGGGTGAGGTTATACGCCCATTGCTATCTGATAGGCGGGGTTGGGCTGTATTTATTGGTACACCAAAGGGTCACAATACCTTTTACGACATATACCAGTACGCCACAATTAATAAGAATGAGTGGTATAGCTCTGTATTACGGGCTAGTCAGACTAAGCTAATCCTACAGGCTGAATTAGACGATGCCCTAAAGTCTATGAGCGTTGACCAGTACCAACAAGAGTTTGAATGTAGCTTTGAAGCTGCCATTATTGGGGCTATATATGGCACAGAGATGCGATTACTCACCGATGCAGACAGAATCACTAAAGTTGAGTGCGATACCTTGTTCCCTGTTCACACAGCTTGGGACTTAGGCTATAACGATGCTACGGCTATATGGTGGTATCAGGTCGTACATGGAGAGATTAGAGTATTGGATTACCACGAAGCTCATGGGCAACCTATCATCTATTATGCTAACCAAATTAAAGAACGACCATACGAATATGGCACACATTGGCTGCCTCATGACGCTAGAGCTAAAACTTTGGCAAGTGGCGGAAAAAGCATAATTGAGCAACTTTTTGACAAATTACCTAAAGAATCGTTTAAAATTGTTCCAAATCTGTCATTACAAGACGGCATACAAGCATCAAGGATGGCATTAGCTAGGACTTGGTTTGATGCCATGAAGTGTTCAGAGGGCATTGAATGTTTGCGTCAGTACCAAAGGGAATACGATGAAGATAAGAAAGTATTTCGAGATAAACCTCGCCATGATTGGACAAGTCATGGTTCAGACGCTTTCAGAATGTTGGCTGTGGCTTGGCAAGATGAAGCAGACACTATTAAACAAAATCAACCGATGCGTGGCATTAGTGTTGGACAGAATGAAGTAACGCTAGAAGAAATGTGGAAATCCACCCCCAAAACCCAAGATAGGAGAATCTAAAATGCCTGAAGTCGCAGCCAGTTATGGCTTTAAATATGAACATGTAGCCGCATCACAAACCGCCCAAGTATTAGGAACAACAGGTGCAACAGGTGATTATTTACATCGTTTAATTATTACAGTTACTACAGCAGCTACTGGAACTGTAGCCTTGTTAGACAGCACTACATCCCATACATTGGTAGCCGCCAATAGTGCAATCGGTGTCTATTCTGTAGAAGTCAACACTAAATCAGTTAATGGTGCTTGGAAGATAACAACGGGTGCTGGTGCTGAAGTAGTAGCAATCGGCAACTTTACCTAGGAATAAGTATGCACGATACGCTTAATAAAACTTACGAGGATTGGTATAACACCATTGCTCAGTATGACAAGTCATTTAGGGAATGGGAAGCAAGAGTTCCCCGAATCATTAAGCGTTATCGAGATGACAGCCGTACTAGGAATAACCCTAATGCTCGCTTTAATATCCTTTGGTCAAATGTTCAAACTATTAGACCCGCTATCTTTGCTAGACTGCCACGCCCTGATGTAAGTCGTAGATTTAGAGATAACGACCCAGTAGGTCGAGTCGCTTCTATGATGCTAGAACGGGCATTAGAGTACGAGGTTGAGCATTACCATGACTATCGTGCTGCTATGGAAAACGCAGTCTTAGACCGACTTTTAGGCGGTAGAGGTACGGCATGGGTTAGATATGAGCCACATATTGTTGCAGAGCAAAACGACTTAAACACAGGTGTAGCAGGTCAAGATGTAGGTAATGGAGTACAGATTACAGAGGATGCCGATGAAGCAGAAACGGAAAACGCTGAACTGGTGGAGTCGCAAGAACGAATTGAGTATGAGTGTGCCCCAGTTGATTATGTCCATTGGCGTGATTTTGGTCATACTGTTGCTCGTACTTGGGAAGAAGTAACGGCTATATGGCGTAAAGTTTATATGGGCCGTCAAGCCTTGATTGACCGCTTTGGTGAAGAATTAGGCGGTAAGATTCCGCTAGACACCAAGCCTGATAGCGATAAATGGGCACAAAAACAGATGGCGATTGAACACCATCAAGCCTGTATTTATGAGATTTGGGATAAAGAACAAGGCAAAGTCTTTTGGGTTAGCAAGTCAATGGGTGAGATTCTTGACGAAAAAGATGACCCACTACAGTTAGAAGGTTTCTTCCCATGTCCTAAGCCAATGTACGCTACGCTGACCACAGATAGCCTAGAGCCGATTCCTGACTTTGTTCTATACCAAGACCAAGCTAATCAATTAGACACGCTGGCAAACCGCATAGATGGCTTTATTAATGCCTTAAAAGTACGGGGTGTTTATGACGCTGCCGAACCTGCCTTGTCCCGCTTATTCTCTGAGGGTGAGAACAATACCTTAATACCTGTTAAGAACTGGGCTGCTTTTGCTGAGAAACAAGGCATGAAAGGGGCTATTGACTTAGTAGATATAACCCCAATCGCCCAAGCCTTAACCATGTGCTATCAAGCAATGGAACAAGTTAAAGGTCAGATTTACGAGATTATGGGTATTGCTGACATTCAACGAGGTCAGACCGACCCCAATGAAACGCTTGGTGCTCAGATTATTAAGTCCAATAACGCTGCTGGCAGACTCAAAACCATGCAACACGCAGTCGTAGACTTTGCTACTGAACTCCTAAGTATTAAGGCTCAGATTATCTGTAGGCACTTTACTGACGATACGATTGTCAAAATTAGTGGTGCAATGCAACTAAGCCCACAAGACCAACAGTTAGTACCCCAAGCCTTACAGCTATTGAAAGACGAACCCGCTAAAAACTTCCGTATTGAAGTCACTAGCGACTCAATGATTTATCAAGATGAGCAACAAGAGAAACAAGACAGAGTTGAGTTCTTAACGGCAGTTAGCCAGTTTATGAACCAAGCCTTGCCAGTAGCCACCCAAGCCCCCGAACTTACCCCATTACTGATGGAAATGTTAAAGTTTGGTGTCACAGCATTTAAAGCTGGTAAAGGCATGGAAGGGCTGATTGATGAAACTGCCGATGATTTTAGAAACAAAGCTAAAGCGATGGAAGGCCAACCAAAACCCCCACCGATTGAGATGCAAAAGATACAGGCTCAGACTCAAGCTAAGATACAAGAAATGCAGATGTCAGTCCAAATGGAACAGCAAAAGATGGCTGCACAGGTTGAATTTGAGAAAGCTAAACAAGAGTATCAAGCTCAAGAGAACCAGCTTAAATTCCAATTAGAAGAACAGCGTAACGCCCAAGATAGGGATATGGAGATGAAGTTAGCTCAAATGAAGATGATGACTGAGCGTAATACCCAACTCTTGCTTGCTTATATTAATAACGGGGCTAAGATTGAAACGGCTCGTATTTCTGCTGGCGTAGATTCAGGCGAGGGAATTGCTGAAGATTACACAATGGATGAGGATATGCTACGGGCACAAGAACACCCTCTAGCCCCTATAGCTAACGCTATTGCCCAAGGTAATCAAGATATGACAGCGACTTTATCGACCTTAATTGAACGACTAAATACACCAAAACAAGTAATACGAGATGAGAGTGGCAAAATTGTAGGGGTTCAATAATGGCTATTTTAGTCAAACACTCAAAAGTATCAGCAATACCTGATGATGCAGACACAAGTCTTATACGCCCTAGCGATTGGAACGCTGACCATACCCTAACAGGTACTATAGATATAGCCAATGGCGGTACAGGGCAAACTACAGCTAATGGTGCGTTTAATGCTTTAGCCCCATCTCAAGGTAGGCAATAGACTGCTCTAGTTCTGTAGTATCAACTGGCGGTGTACCAGCCTTAACCTCTTGAATAGATTGTAGTTTATTTTGTTTCTGTTTAGCAACAATTTTTGGGGGGTCAA